CTGGCCGACGCCGGGGGTGGGCGAGTCGGCGCTGAGCAAGGAGACGACCGGCCGCTTCTACGCGGACGTGGGGCTGGACGCCGCGGGGCTGTGGGCGTACCGCGTGGAGGGAACGGGCGCGGTGGTGGCGTCGGAGGAGGGGATGCTGCACGTCCGGAAGTCGGTGGTGGGGGGCGCATGAGCCCGAAGCTTCGGGTGCGGGCGGCGTGGGCGCTGCTGGTGGGGAGCCTGGTGGCGTGGCCGGTGACGGCGCTCACCGTAGCGAAGGACGAGCCGCCGGTCATCCTCGGCCTCAGCTTTCTGGCGATCGTCGTCACTTGTCTTGATGTGGTGAGCACCCAGGACGTGCGCTCCAAGCAGGAGGGGGAGGGGTAGATGGCCGCCGAGCTGGTGCCGGTCCCGGCGCCCACTGGGAGCAGCGGCGGAAGAGTGGAGAACCTGCGGCCCTTCAAGAAGGGGCAGAGCGGGAACCCCGCCGGGCGCCCCAAGGGCGGGGCGGCCCTCGCCCGCCGCATCCAGCGGGCCACCAAGGACGGCGCCGTGGTGGTGGACTACCTGCTCAAGACGCTGCAGTACAGCCGCAGCCCCAAGGAGCGGACGGACGCCGCCGCCCTGCTGCTGGCCTACGGGTACGGGAAGCCGGTGCAGCCCGCCGAGCTGACGGGCGCCGAGGGCGGGGCGCTGGTGTTCCGCGTGGTGTACGAGGACCGGGCGGTCGATGACGACCGCTGAGCGGGAGCGGGTCATCGCCCTGCCCCGCCGCCACGCCGCCCAGCAGCGGGTGGTGCGCGAGGCGGCGCGGTTCAACGTGCTGGCCTGCGGCCGCCGGTGGGGGAAGACGACGCTCGGCGTCGACCTCCTGGTGCCCCCCGCGCTGGAGGGCTACCCCGTCGCCTGGTTCGCCCCCACCTACAAGATGCTGACCGAGGTGTGGCGCGAGGTGCGCCGCGTGTTCCTGTCGGCCACGGAGCGGGTCAACGCCCAGGAGCACCGGCTCGAGTTGGTGACCGGCGGCGTGGTGGACATGTGGTCGCTGGACACGCCGAACACGGCCCGGGGGCGACGCTACCGGCGCATCGTGGCGGACGAGGCGGCGATGGTGGCCGACCTGGAGGACGCCTGGAACGCCGTCCTGCGGCCCACGCTGGTGGACTTCAAGGGGGACGCCTGGTTCCTCTCCACGCCCAAGGGCTACGGCTTCTTCCGCAGCCTGTACGACGCAGGGCAGAACGGCGACCGACCGGACTGGGCGTCGTGGCAGATGCCCACCACCAGCAACCCGCACATCGACCCCCAGGAGGTCGAGGCGGCCCGGCTGATGCTGCCCGAGCGGACGTTCGCGCAGGAGTTCCTCGCGCAGTTCCTGGAGGACGGGGGCGGGGTGTTCAGGCGGGTGCGCGACGCGGCGACGGCGACGGCGCAGGACCGGAAGGTAGAGGGCCACCGCTACGTGGTGGGCGTGGACTGGGGCAAGCTCCAGGACTTCAACGTCTCCGCCGTGGTGGACGCCACGACGCGCGAGCTGGTCGCCCTCGACCGCAGCAACAAGGTCGACTACGCGGTGCAGTTGGGCCGCCTCACCGCGCTCTGCGAACGCTTCAAGCCCGACCGGCTGATCGCGGAGCAGAACAGCATGGGGGAGCCGCTGATCGAGCAGTTGCAGCGCAGCGGCCTCCCCGTGTGGCCGTTCCAGACGACGAACGCGAGCAAGGCGTCGGTGATCGACGCGCTGGCGCTGGCCTTCGAGCGGGGCGACCTCCGCATCCTGGACGACCAGATCCTGCTGGGCGAACTGCTGGCCTACCAGGCGGAGCGGCTGCCCAGCGGCCTGCTGCGGTACGGCGCCCCGGCGGGGATGCACGACGATTGCGTTATCGCGTTGGCGTTAGCCTGGTCCGGGGCCAGTGCGCCGAAGACTGAGGTGTTTTAACGATGGCCCCCAACCCGCTGCGCGCCGCCGCCCGCTTCCTCCGAGGCGACGACCTCCCCCACCGCCAGACCCCGCCCCTGCAGGAGGCCGCGCTGCCGCCGGGGACGGCGGAGCAGAAGCTCTACTACAACCCGCAGTGGATCTCGCTCGCGCCGTCGATGCTGAACTACACCGGACCGCTCGTGCACGGCCCCGGTGCGTCCGCCTACTACGCCGGGCTAGGCCAATCCCCGATCGCGTCGAACAGCGCGGTGTACGCCTGCCTCGCCGTGATCGTCAAAGCCTATTGGGCGGCGCCCCTCCGCGTCTTCCGGAAGACGGACGACGGGGACGAGGAGTGGCTGGACGACCACCCCTTCCAGGAGCTGGCGGACGACCCGCACGAGGGGCTCACCAAGCGGGAGGTGGACTTCTGGCGCCTCTTCGCCGTCCACATCCACGGGAACGCCTACTTCCGCAAGGTGCGGACGGGCGCCGGCAACCCCCGGTTCGTGCAGCTCATCTCCCCCCTGAAGATCGCCCCCGTGACGACCGACGCCGACCGCGCGAGGGGCGTCTTCATCTCGCACTACGCCCACGAGTACGAGCCGGGGAAGTACGAGGACATCCCCACGGAGGACGTGATCCACTTCCGGCTGGGGGTGGACGACGCGGACCACCGGCTGGGGATGTCGCCCCTGCAGCGGGTGATCCGGGAGGTGTGCACGGACGCGGAGGCGATGGCGTTCACCGAGTCCCTGCTGCGGAACATGGGCGCCGTCGGCCTGGTGGTCACCCTGCCGCCCAACGTGCCGATGACGCGGGAAGAAGCGGAAGACCTCCGGCAGCGCATCGACGACAAGTTCGCCAACGAGGGCCGGGGCCGCACCAGCGTCCTGACCAACGGCGCCACCATGACCCAGACCGGGTTCTCGCCGCAGGCGATGAGCCTGAAGGACATCCACCGCATCCCGGAGGAGCGGATCGCCGCCGTGCTGGGGGTGCACCCGATGGTGGCGGGGCTGGGCGCGGGGTTGGAGCGGAGCACCTTTTCCAACTACGCCGAGGCGCGGGACGCGCTCTACGAGCAGACCATCGTGCCCCTCTACGAGGCGGACGCCGCCACCTGGGAGAAGCACGTCCTCAGGCCCGACTTCGACACGGACAAGGCCGTCCACGTCCGCTACGACACCACCGACGTAGCGGCGCTGCAGGACGACCTGAACGAGGTGTACGTCCGGCTGTCCCTCGCGGTGGAGAAGAAGTGGATCAAGCGGAACGAGGCGCGGAGCGAGGTGGGGCTGCCCCCCGTCGAGGGGTGGGACGAGGAGGACGAGGCGCCGCCCCCCGTGCCCGTGCTGCCTCCCCCGTCCGGGGATGACGGCGAGGACGACGCGGGGGCGCCGCCGGAGGCGCGGATGCGGCGGGTGCTGGCGCAGCGGAAGGCGATGGCCCTGGCGGCGATCCCGGGGATGCTGGACGCACTGCACGAGCTGGCGACCCCGGCGCTGGAGGCGGACCTGGACGCGTACTTCGCGGGGCAGCGGGCGCGCGTGAACGGGCGCCTGCACGAGGGAGGGTAAGGCGATGCCGGGACTGCGGGTGCTCCTGCTGCTGCTGGCGGTGTTCCTGTTCGTGGTCGCCGGGTTGGGCGTGCCCGCCCAGCGGTTCAATCTGGTCGCGCTGGGGCTGGCGGCGTTCGCCGGTGCGTCCTTGGTGCCGTAGAGGAGCGAGGACTGAGATGCCGTCGAAGAAGAAGTACACCGAGGCGGAGACGCAGGCCCAGCGGCAGGCGGTGCTGGCCGCTATCGAGAGCGGGCGCACCTTCCAGCAGGCGGCCAAGGAAGCAGAGGTGCCCGTCGGCCGGGCGCGGTGGCTGTACCGCGAGGGGGTGCGGCTCCAGCACAGCACGACGCAGGAGAGCGTGAGTACCGACCCGCTGCCCGAGGTGTAGCGCGTGCCCGACGTGGCGGACGTCTACGACGCCGAGGCGGAGCAGATGGCGCTGGCCCGCGTCGTCTTCCCCCGCTACGAGCGGATGCTGACGGCCGTCCACCAGATGGTCGCTTCCAACTTCCCGGAGCTGTCGCCCGACGAGTTCCGGCTGGACGACGCCGCCACCCGCCGGGTGCTGGCGAAGGCCGCCGAGCAGGTCGTGATGATCGACGAGGCCACCCGCAAGGCGCTCAGAGAGGTGCTCCAGGAGGGGCAGCAGCGGGGGTACTCGGACCGGCAGATCGCGGACGGTGTCCCCAAGGAGGGGTACGGCGGGATCGACGGACTCTACCTGAACACCTGGAGGAGCCGAGCGGAGACGATCGCCCGCACCGAGGTGAGCACGGCCCAGGTGGAGGCGAGCCTCGACCGCTACAAGGCGACGGGCCTGGTCTCGAAGGTCGAGATCGTGGAGCACACCGATACGGACGCCCAGTGCGCGGCGCGGAACGGCACCACCGTCTCGCTGACGTCGAGGCCGGGGCTGCTGCACCCGAATTGCCGGGTGGCGCTGGTGCCCATCGTGGACGACCTCCCGGTGCCGGCGCGTCCCGAACCCGTCGCTCCGGCGGCGCCGTGGCTGTGGGACGACGACGAGACGCGCTTCGACGTGCAGGGGAAGGCGGCGAAGCCGGGGTGGGAGGCGGTGCTTACCGAAGGCGAGCGCGGCGCGGTCAAGTCGTACACGACGGGCGGCTACCGCGACCTGAACGAGCGGCTCCGGGAGGGCGCTGCGTTGACCGCGGAGCAAACCCGGTTGAAGGCGCAGATCGACGCGGCGCTGGAGAAGGCCGGGGAGTACGCCGAGCCGGTGACGGTCTGGCGGGGCGTCAACCTCGGGAACGCCGGGATGCCTCCAGGGCACGAGTTGGCGGGGCGGAGTCAGGCCGAGCGCGAGGCGCTCGTGCGGCGCTCGCTGGCGGACTACGCCCAGAACCGCTTCGCACCCGGCGACACGCTCGAGCTGGGCGGCTTCCAGTCGACGTCGTTCCGGGTCAACCCCGCGCTCGACGCCTCCGTCTCGAAGACCAGTCCGGGGATCGTCTTCGAGATCCGGGCGAAGCGGGGGGGCTACCTCGCGCCCCCGCTCACCGCTTACGACGACGAGGCGGAGCTGCTGCTCGGTGAGGCCACCCGCTACCGGGTCGTCAAGGTGCTGCCCGATGTGGCGTTCGAGCGGGACGAGGACGTCGTCGTCCGCCGGACCGTCGTGGAACTGGAGCAACTATGAAACGCCCGCAGCAGGAACGCTACGCGCAACCAATCGAGGCCGTCAAGACCGTCCGCAAGGCGCCCCGGAAGCCGAAGTGAGCAACGAACGTACCCCGCGGGAGGCGTTACCGGTCCCCAGTTCTCGGAGCCGGGTGATCTGCGTCTCGGTGAGCCAGACGGTGAGCCGCCTAACGGGCTGGCCGGCGGCGGGCTTTCGCCCCGCCCCCGGCCGCCGCCCGCCGCGTCCGTCAGGCATCGGTCCGCCTCGCGTCCACCTTGGCGACCATCGCCTCGCGGCGCTGGGCGGTGGTGCGGTTGGGGTCAGCGGCCAACCAGGCGCCGTGCGCCCGCTCGCACCTGGCGGAGCAGAAGGGGGTCACCCCCATCTCGAAGCGGCCGCCGCAGTGGTTGCAGCGGACGATGGGGAGTTCGGCGTACCGGAGGGTCTGGGCGGAGGAGGCGGGGAAGGTCATGGGAGGGGGCCTTTCTGCCGGTTGGTCGGCCCGGCGCCGTTCTGTATTGATTATCGCATACCTAAATCAGAAAAGTCAACGGGTAGTCGGGGGCGCTCAGAATGACCGCCCTCTCACTGCCCCGCGTGCTGGGGCCGGACGGGCGGCCCATCCGGCTCGACCCCGACCTGGACGCGCCGCTCATCGGCCCCTCCGTCATGGCCCTGGTGGGGCGGCAGTCGGCGTGCGAGATGTGGCGGATCTGGCAGCCCTACGCCCAGCTCCAGCTCCACGGCTACCCGGCGGAGTGGGGGTGGAAGGACGACCCGCGCACCTCGGACTACTGGATGGCCTTCGACGCCATCGTGCTGTGCCGCCTGAGCTGGTACGGCAGCACCCGGCGCGTGGGCCAGAAGTGGTTCGACGTGGTCCGTAAGGCGGGGAAGAAGGTGTTTTACGAGTGCGACGACGACCTCTTTAGCCCCTTCATGGTGCGCCAGCAGAAGGCGGGCATCGCGCAGGAGGAGACGGTCGAGGCCCTGGAGGCGCAGCGCCAGGAGAGCGCGTGGACGATGCAACAGTGCGACGGCGTCACCGTCACCACCCAGCGCCTCGCCTCCGTCGTGCGGACGTTCACGGACAAGCCCGTCGCGGTGGTGCCCAACGCCATCGACGCCGAGTGGTTCCAGGCGGTGCAGAAGCACGGGAAGCGCCCGGTGGAGGGGCTGACCATCGGCTGGGCGGGGGGCAACCGGCCGGACGGCGACTTGAAGGAGATGGCGATCGCTTGGGGCCGCATCGCCCGGCGCTACCCGCAGGTGACGTTCCTGGT